CTTGGCTTGAAAAAGTCGGGCAAATAGCACCATCAACCGAAAAGCCAAAGATCGTAAAGAAAGACGAGGAATAACCAATGGCTGTATTTCTAAATAATAAGGTTGGCGTTAAGGTTAACTCTGTTGATCTTTCCGACCATGTAACAGCTGTAACTCTTAACCGTTCATTTGACGAGTTAGAGGTAACAGCAATGGGTGACGCAGGTCACAAGTTTGTTAAAGGCTTGGAAGCCTCATCAGTAACAATTTCTTTCCTAAATGACACAGCTTCAGCAAATGTACTTGCTACATTACAAGCTGCATGGGGAACAAATGTTACTTGCGTACTACTACAAGAAAAGGGTACTGCTGTATCAGCAACAAACCCTCTTTACACCTTCACAGCACTAGTAAACAACACAACCGACATTAACGGCGCAGTTGCTGACCTAGGCACACAAGATGTAACTTGGAACATTAGTGGTACTGTTGCAGTAGCAACCACAGGTACTTTCTAAGGAGTAAAATGTTAGCGTTAAAAATCACCAAGGCTTCAGGTGAGGAATCAACCCACGAAATCTCACCAGCGATCGAATACGCATTTGAGTCTCATCACAAGATGGGATTTCATAAATATTTTCGGGACGAAGAAAAGCAATCGGGGCTCTACTGGTTGAGCTGGGAGTGTCTTCGTCGTTCAGGGGAAACAGTTAAACCATTTGGGGATCAGTTCTTAGAGACCTTGAAAAAGGTAGAGATTGTAGACGCTGATACCCCAAATGGGTGACGAGGTATGACCTTACTTATTTAATCGCTTCACTAGCGGTTGAGACAGGCATACCTCACAGTGAGTTTATTAACATGGACAGGTCAATGTTGTTGGCAACTTTGGCATATATGAAGGATAAGGCTAAACAAATTGAGCAGCACAGTAGAGGTAAAAGGCGGTAAGCGTCTAATTGTTGCGCTCAAAAAATATGACAAAGATTTAGCCAAAGAAATGAACAAAGAAATGGCTGAATATCTAAAGCCAGTTGTTCGTCAATCTCGTAGTTATTTACCTGCTTCAGCCCCATTATCTAATTGGGGCAATGAAGTATCTAGTCTTGAAACAATCAATTACCGACCATTTCCTAAATACAATGGATTAAAAGCCCGTAGAGGTGTTGGATATACAACCACACCAAGTAAGCCAAACCGTAAAGGTTTTATTTACTTTGCTCAGGTATTTAACTCAGAGGCTGGTGGTGCAATTTACGAAACTGCTGGTCGCAAAAACCCTAACGGACAACCTTGGGCTGGTAAGAATAAGAACTCAGGCAAGAATTACAGCCAATCAAACAACCCTAATGCTGGGTATCAATTTATTCACAGTATGCCTGAACTTTACAGAGTTCCACAAAAAGCCAATCAATCAGGTAAGCCAAGTAGAAAAATGAACGGACGGGTTATTTTCCGAGCATGGGCTGAGACTTATGGCAAGGTAACACCACAAATTATTAAAGCAATGGAAAAAGCAAAGATTAAGTTTGAATCAGGAAAGAGTGCAGCCTAATGGCAAAAACCGATTTATCAATTAAAATTGCGGCTGAATATGTTGGCAAGGCGGCGTTTAGACAAGCTGAAAAAAGCATTACTAAACTTGGCAAACAGGCAGCAGCATTAGCTTTAGGCGGTGGCTTATTAGCGTTTGGTCGTTCCTCAGTACAAGCATTTTATGAGTCAGAGAAATCAGCCAAAGCCCTATATGGCACATTAAACAACCTTAACCTTGCTTACAAAAAAGATGAGGTTAATAAATATATTGACAAACTTAGCCTTGCCACAGGCATAGTTGACGAGACCTTAAACCCAGCATTTCAACAGCTATTACTAACAACCCGAGATGTAACTAAATCACAACAATTATTAGGCACAGCATTAGACATAAGTGCTGGCACAGGTTATGACCTTTCAAGCGTTACCAAGGCATTAAGTTCTGCATATAACGGCAATAAGACTGCTTTGGCTAAAATGCAACTTGGTCTATCCAAGGCACAAATTGAAGCAAATGATTTCCAAACAATCCTGAAAGCCTTAAACAGTATATTTGCTGGACAGGCAAAAGAAGCGGCAAGTGGATACACAGGTCAAATAGATAAATTAAATGTTGCTATTGACCAACTAAAAGAAAATGTAGGCAAGGGCTTAATTACTGGATTAGCAGACGCTAATGGCAACATTGATAAGTCAACTGAGGCTATTGCCAAAATGGGTACTGCTATTGGTATCACAACTGGTTACTTGGCTAAGTTTGCTACTGGCTGGACAGAGTTACTGTCTAAAGAGGCATGGACTAAGTTTTGGAACGACCTAACTGGCAAAGCCCCAGTTATTCAGGTTGGTCGTGGCGGTGATCAAGGTGGTGCTGAAAGAGCTGCACAACAACGCTTAGACAAGGCAGCACAAAGAACAGCCGTCCAACAGCTAGCGGCAACTAAGGCATTAACAGCAGCGCAAAAGAGCCAAGCCCAATTAAAGAAGGCTGGCACAATGTTTGACATAGATCAGGCACAAATCTTGATTGCATTACAAGGCAAGATCAGCGAAAATGAGAAAATACGACTGCAGTTACAACTAGCATTATTACAAGGTAACGCCAAGGAAGCAGATCGCCTAAGCAATGAGTTACTAATATCCCAAGGCAGAATCACAGGCTTGGCTTCATTTATTGCAAACCTACCTAAAGCATTAAACCCATTTGCTGACTATCCTCAATATGTTTTAGCAGCTTTGGCTGAATTAGATAAATTAAAGAAAGCCCAAGAAGCATTGGCAGTACAACCACAAGCTGTTCCAATGAAAACCTTAGAACAAGCAAGAGTTGAAGCCGTACAAGGTGTGGCTCAGGTCACAGGTATCTATGAAAGCCTTATGGCTAAGATTGCAGCTACAACCAAGGAAAGCACACAGGTCACCAACATTACCGTTAATGGTGCAACACAAGGTTTATTAGACGAATTGCAAAACGGATTGATTAACAATTCAGCTTCAGGTTCACAGTCCAAGATCAATAGATTGTCACTAATAGACTAATGGCATTACCAGCTCAATTAAATGTCAGCCTTAACTTTAACTCAGGCGCAACCTTTGGCAACCCATTTACAATAGGCGATCCTGTTAACGGTAGGCTTGGCTTTGGTATTCTCGGTGATGGTACTGCACCTGCATTAGTTATTGATGTGACTGACATCACACGCAGTATTAACATTAAGCGTGGTCGAAATATCCTTAGAGACACATATGAAGCTGGCAGCGCAACAGTCAGAGTATATGACCAAGACGGTAGGTTCAATCCTCAGAACACAAACTCAGACCTGTATGGGCAATTAACGCCTTTACGCAAAATGAGAATATCTGCTACTTACAACGGCGTCTCTTATTATTTGTTTAGCGGATATACCACAACCTATACATACACCTATGACCAAGCAGAGCAAGTGGCTTATGTAGACATTACAGCTGTTGATGGTTTCCGTTTGTTTAACCTTGCCAACATTACGACTGTGACAGGTTCAGCCAATGGGCAGGATACTGGCACACGTATAGGCAAGATATTAGACACAGTTTCCTTTCCTAATGGCATGCGTTCAATAGATACTGGCAATTCATTATGCCAAGCAGACCCAGCCACAACCCGTACAGCTCTTACTGCCATTATCAATGCAGAGTTTTCTGAGCAAGGTGCTTTTTTTATGAACGCCGAGGGTCAGGCAGTATTCAAGAACCGAGCCAATGTTATTGCTTCAGCTGGTGGCACACCCATTGAGTTCAATCAGACAACTGGCATACCTTACAAAAACCTTAAGTTTGCATTTGATGACAAACTTATTATTAACCAAGCCACAATCACCCGTATTGGTGGCACAGCCCAGTTTGCAGAGGACGCAGGTAGCGTTGCGACCTATTTCCCACACAGCGTTAACTACAATGATTTAGTCGTACAGACAGACACAGATGCTAACAACATAGCCCGTATTTATGTGGCTACTCGATCAGATACCACTATCCGTATTGACGAAATGACTGTGGATTTATTAGACACAGCTGTGCCTACTGGCACAATGCTGGCACTCGAATACTTTGATAATGTCAACATTTCAAATATACAGCCTGACGGCTCAACCATCACCAAGAACTTACAGGTTCAAGGCTTGGCTTGGGATATCACCCCGAACCGCATGCTGTGTACCGCAGTCACACTAGAACCTATAACTGATGGGTTCATAATCGGGAATACCACCTATGGTGTCCTCGGTGATGATATACTTAGCTACTAAGGAGTAATAAATGGCAACAGGTTTTCCAGCTTCAACAGGTGATGTTCTTTCCGCAGCTATGTTTAATGGCTTGGTTACCTTCACCATTAACCCACAATCAGGTTCTACTTACACAGTAGCCAACACAGACCTTTATCAGGCTTTGGTTCAAACAACTAACGCATCAACCAAAACAGTTACCATTGCACCGGATTCAACTCTTACTGCCGCTGCAACTGGTTCAACAATTACTTTCCTAAACTCAGGCGCAGGGTTATTAACCTTTGCTGCTGGTTCGGGCGTAACCATTACTTCAGCGGGTGCAACCTCAGCAGCACCTACCTTGGCACAATATAAGTCAGCCGTTGCAATCCGTACAGGTGCTAATGCTTGGACTATCGTAGGTGCAATAGGCTAATGATTGGCAATATAACAAGCGGTTTATTTGGTATTCCAATACCACCAACATTAACTGTTGATTATTTAGTTGTTGCAGGTGGTGGTGCAGGTGGTGGTGGTAATCCAGCAGGTTGGAACGGTGGCGGTGGTGGTGCAGGTGGTTTACGTTGCACAGTAACGGCAACTGGTGGCGGTGGAAGTTTAGAATCAGCTTTAAATTATTATTAAACACAAATTATACAGTTACTATTGGTGCTGGTGGTAGTGGTGCTTCTGGAACAAATGGAACAAATGGCGTAAATTCTGTATTTTCAACAATCACCTCAACTGGCGGTGGTCAAGGTGGCGCAGACAATCCTACTACTGGTACTACTGGTGGTTCAGGTGGCGGTAGACGAGGTGGAACAGATAACGGTAGTGGTAGTGCTGGAACAGCAAACCAAGGTTATGCAGGCGGAACTGGTAATAACACTGGTGGTTCAGGCGGTGGTGGCGGTGCTGGAGCAGTAGGTGCAAATGGTGCAACTTCATCTGTTGCTGGGGCTGGCGGTAATGGTGTTGCGAGTTCTATCACAGGTTCCTCTGTAACCTATGGCGGTGGCGGTGGTGGTGGTGCAAACACTGCTGGCGCAGGTGGAAGCGGTGGTGGTGGTGCTGGAAGTAATAGCACAAATGGGTCTGCTGGAACAGTAAATCGTGGCGGTGGCGGCGGCGGTGGATTTAATAATCCTATTTCATTAGGCGGCAATGGTGGTTCAGGTGTAGTAATTCTTAGTTATCCAAGCGCAAACACAATAACTCTTGGCGCAGGTTTAACTGGATCTACGGCAACAGTAGGTGCCAATAAAGTAACAACTATTACAGCTGGTACCGGAAACGTGAGTTGGGCATAATGGCACACTACGCATTTTTAGATAACAATAGAGTTGTTACTGAGGTCATTGTTGGTATTGATGAGACAGAACTAATTGAAGGTTTAGACCCTGAAACTTGGTACGGTAATTTTAGAGGTCAAGAGTGCAAACGCACCTCATACAATGGCAATATCCGTTACAACTATGCTGGCATAGGTTTTAGATATGATGATGTTGCTGACGCATTTATCCCACCTAAACCTAATTGTGAACATGAAGAATTGCAATTAAATGATGAATACAAATGGGTTTGCAATCACCCTGACCATTTTATTGATTTATTAGATTCATGAAATCTTGGTTATCTAAAGCTGGCGTTCAATTACGAGAACAAATAGATGACAGCTTTGCAGATCGTAAGCGCACCTCTGATGGGTGGGTTGCTGATTTGCGTCATATCAAAGCAGGAAAGTCCGACCACATACCTGACGCAAAAACGGGTTGTGTCCGTGCAATCGACATTGACGCTCGCCTATCTGACCAAAAGGGAATTAGTGCAGATTTGGCAGATCAGCTACGACTCTACGGGAAAAATTACGGACGCATATCTTATGTAATCCATTTAGGCAAAATCGCTAGCCCTGTGCTGGGGTGGCGGTGGCGAAAATATCGTGGCATAAATCAGCACATGCACCACATACATTGCAGTTTCAGTAAGGCTTCCGATAATGACAGCAGTTTTTTTAATATCCCTTTGCTTGGAGGCAAAATATGAAAGCCAAACATTTGGCAATAATCAACAGCTATGCTCGTAGCGCATTTGTCTGTTTAGCAACAATCTATGTAACCAACCCTGACATCTCACCAAGTGAGTTATGGAAGGCTTTCGCTGTTGCTTTCATTGCACCTATTTTGCGTGCCTTAAACCCTGACGATACTCAGTTTGGTATCGGCGCACCTAAAGAGTAATGCAAGCGGTAGACATTGCCGCTATCTGTGTAGCAATAACAACTGCATTTACTGGCTTTTTTCTTGG